ACAGCCCAACCGCCATTTTCCACAAGAATAGGACGAATAAGTTGCCAAGCCGTAGGATCTTGGAGGCTATACTCAGTAAATACACAACCAATAGGATTGGTACCAACAATGGAATCAATATTATTCGTGCCAATAATTTGTATAAGAGAACCATTTCGCATCCTTATTTTCATTTCTGTTGAATTGGGAGAACCGTCAATCATTTCAGGCGGAATGTGATAGAGGAACCGAAAGCCGTCTTTATCGACCCCGTCCCAAAGAATCTTGCGCCCTTGGCTAAAGTGCGGAAAAAAGTAATAGTAGATGCCCACCTTTTTGGCGGCTTGGCAGATGAGGTAGTTCCAGCAGGTTTTCTCTTTGCCTGCCCTTCTGTGCCAGACTAGGACGAAGCGTTTAAAGCCCTCTTTGGCAGCTCTCCAAAAGGGAACCTGATACGGCCTGCATTTATAATGATGGGGGAGTTGTACCGTGACTTCTGTCTTCTTCTCTTCCATATCGTTTCAAGCCGAGCCATTTGCGTTTATTGCGCACGCAGCAATCGCAAAACCATTTTCCTTCGAAGTGCGCATCTTCGCCTTTTCTCTTTTTGCTGGTTAGAGCTTTCTTTGAGATTTGCTTGCCCATTTACCTTCCCAATGGCGCAAGATGCGCCTGTCCCTTTCATCTAGAGTGAAGTGGCTCTTGGATCTGTTCCGCTTATCGCTGAAGAAATTGAGAATGATCGTGGCTTCCCTTTCTATGTACTCAACGGTAAATCTCTCGTGATGAGGATCAACTTGGGAATGGCCGTACATCGAGGGCTAGCAGCCTTTCTTTTTCATCTTCTTAAAGGCTTCGATCTCTGGGTCACGCACGTCGCGGTCTTCTTTGGTAAGCTTCACGTTCTTTTTCGCTGCGCCTTTTAGCGCCTTTAATGCGGGCTGTTTTCTGCCCGATTTTATGTCGCGCTCGGCGGTTTTAATTGTCTTGGTCACTTTGGCCATTTTCTTGTCCATTGGGTCCTTTAGGGGGGTTAAATTATTTTCTTTGTTCCATAGCCGTTTCATCTTGTCCATCGATTCTAGAATGCTGTCATCTGGATGAAGGCACAACTTATATCCGTGGCGATGGTTCCATGAACTCATCAATTCCCATGGAAACGCCGACCATTCGATGAAATCACGCCAAAGATCCTTACCGAAGGCCCAAACGGCGAAATCGTCATCGGTGCAATAAGTCATATCGGAACCTCGTTGATTTGCACATTAAATATGACGAGCGACGCCTCTTCGGGCTGTGCATCTTTATAACCCAAATGCTGCTTCGAAAGCCAGATCATCATTTTTGTGTCCTTTTCGATGAGCGCCTTTTCCCACATTACCATACAAAGTGACTGTCTCCGACCCTCTCTAGCTTTTTGCAAAACGTCGGGAAAGCGTTCATACAGAGTATCTTTCGAACATCCGACCAACATTGCGACCGATTCAATAGGCAGCATTGTTTGGGCCAATTTGAACACTTGATCCACGTCAATTTCTTTAGGAGGTCGGCCGCCGAAATTATGTGGCACAGAAGGAATGAATCTTTTTCGGGTCGCTGGGTTCGGTTTCTTTTCTTTCTTTGGTTCTTTGGCCATGAACAAATAAGTTAACGCTGTTTAAAAGCCCCAGGACGCATTATCTTGGGGCCGATTGATACTTTACCTTCTAGAACGGCAAAACGTCTTGGCGCTCAAATACGGCGCTTTTTTCGTGATTTGTCGATTTTAGGTACATTTCGAGAAGCACTTGGATCTTTTTTACGCTGTCGGCCATTTCCTTTACGTTCCACGCCATGTACTTTAGGCTTGTTTCCGCTGGTTGTATTTCCTTCGGGTCGGCCATACGCAAATCCTTGTGTAAATTTATTCATTTCCTGTTCGAGATAGGCATACCATTGCTTTTCGCTTTCTATGAGCGATTCAATCGCGTCACGGATTCTTGCGAGCTGCAAAATGCCTTGGGGGCTAAATTCTTGGCGATCTGCAAACATATTCGTTCACCTTGAAAGATAAGTTTATAGTCTGATAATTCCCATTATGTATCAATAGAGGGTTACTTCTGTGATACATCAGGTTCATCGTTCGCTTCTTTAATGCATTCTCTCATTGCTTGCTGGTCTGCTGCTTCTTGAGCCGTCAAAATCTGGCGTGCGACGCATTTGACCATTCCAAGGTTTACCCATAAATTGGTTTTCTCGTTGGGAAGGAACAAGATCCCTTTGGGGCATTCCCTACAGAATGTCTCGATGCGTTGATCCTCTTCATTGTCCATTACTTCGCAGGCAAAATTGCCCTCATCGAAAAAGAAAGTCCATTTAATCATTTTTTACATTCCTTCACAGTTTTAGCCGGGTGTAATCCGGTTGTTTTCATTGCAGGAAAACCATGTTGAGCAGGGTAATAGGTTTGAAGGTATTCATTTTGCCTTATTGCGCAAAGAATACAACCCATTGTCTCGTCGATGGTTTCCATGGTTTTTAGTACTTTTGTCAGAAATCGCCCGTGGGATTCAAATATCTTCGTAAATGAATTTAAGCTCTTTTCGTTTTTCTTGATCAAGGAATTTATGCGCGTATTGCAAGTTCCGATCAATTCGTTAATCTCTGTTTTTAGTTTCTTAAGAGCCTGCACTTCATCCTTTTGGGTCATCGCTTGCCTTTTTTCGCGGGTTTCTTCTTTCCCCCTCTAGCCTCGCTATAGGCAATGGCAACGGCTTGCTTTTGTGGTTTACCGGCTTCCATTTCTTTCTTCACGTTCTCAGAGAATCCTTCACGCGAGCTTGCTTTTTTTCCTTTAACTAGTGGCATATCATCCTCATGATTTTTGTCTACCCATAGGTAAACATTTAAGTTTCGTTTGTTATATAGCCCTTTAGGGAAGTCGTTTATTATCCCTTTGGCCATAAGTTTTTCATATTCTTCGGGCGTTAGAATCACTTCAAAGAAATCCGATTTTTCGATATCCTCTTCAAAGATCATCCGCACATCTGACTCCTAATGGTTGAGCTTGGAGTATAGGACGAACGCGAATGACTGTTTTTTCTTCGGCTCCATAAAATTTATATACATGTTTTGCGCAAATACGTCTATCATCATCGTAAACAATTTCTTTTAGTGCATTAGTTACCAGGTACGCAAGGTTATCTTCGTCGGGCTTTTTGTCCGGCAAAATGACTCTATTCAGCATTTGAGTCCGAAGTGCCTTAGATGTGCCTTTGGGTATCTTGAAGAAAAAGACGAGAGTTAATTCGACGGGGCCAGAGAGAGGAGTTTCTGGGGCAAATGGCCTGATCTGCCATTGCATATGCTCTTTGTCCTTCTTAGAAGGATCGTAAGCATGTCCCTGGTGACATTTGCATGTCCAGCGGGTTTGCTTTTGTGGGATTAGAGGTTGGTGGATTTCGAATTGAAACAATCTTGTACCAATGTGACCGTAGGATCAATTGATACAAGAAAGTTATTTCTTTGAAAAGAGTATTTTTAAAATTTAACGCGGAATGGAACGACACCGTTCAATATCCAAAAGGCGCTGATGAAAATCTTTCATTTCGGCTTGTATTGCATGCACTGACAGTTCAAGACTTCGGCTAATTTGGAGAAGATCCTTCCTGTCTTCTTTAGCTTCTGCTCTCAATACATTTGCTTCGGTTCTGCACCAAAACATCATAGCTATCACCACTCCGACAATAGCCATTCCTGTGCCAACAACCGCTATTATTACTCCATAATCATGTTCCATGTTTCATCCTATATTTAATATTGATGCGAAAAATTTCTCATTTCTTTCAGCAGATGATTCTTAATGTCCTCAGCAATTTGATCAAATTGATCCGAAGGAAGGCATTTTTTTATGGTTTTTCCCAAACAATTCAATAAGAAAGTCATTGCAATCATGCCCTCTAAATCTCCACCTGTGTCTATTCTTTTTTCAATCTGCATCCATAACTGATCAGCCAATTTTTTGCTTTCTCCCACCCATGTCCGAGATTGACCTACGCTGTTACATAGCTCAATAATAAGATCGCAATATTGATTTAAAGAGTTTCTAATGTCATCCATGTTTCATCCTGTGTTTTTGTGTTTCTTTATCCCAAAACGCTTGCGCATCTTCTTGTTTAATTACCAGAGCATGGCCCTTTCGAAATGCTTTCAGCTGTCCTGTTCTGATTAAATAATAAAGGCGCTGCTTCGGATATTCCTTTCCCTGGGATTTGCTGAAAAGCTTATGGATCTGATTTATCGAGAAATGCCCCTGATCCATGTCGAAAACAAATTCCCCTTCTACCTTTCTAAAGTCGCGGTTGTATTTATTTTCTCGATAGTCGTTGAGATCTTTTTTTTTGACCATCCAGCGGTTATTAATCTTTTGAGCCTTAAGCCCTCTATCTCGAATAGCGACATAGATAGCCTGGCGCGTTACATTGGCATAGTGTCCAGCTTCAGACAAAGAAAATATCTCGTCGGATGAATTATTCTCGATCATCGACACCTCGTAATTCTTCTACGGTAACATTTTTTTGCGTCATTCGCTCAATCTTCGCAGCCGTTCTTAAATGTGGTCTGCTACCCCTAAGATAACGGTAAAGAGATGTTACGCTAATTCCGCACTTTACGGCAAAGATGACAGGCTCTATTCTATTCTTTTCTAAATATTCCTTTAACTTCATATGTGGTTGCCATTTGTTTTCATTTATCCCTGGATAGTAAACCAGGCTAGTGATAAATTCAAGCCAAACCTGCATAGATATGGACGCCGATGATTGAACATAATGGTAAAAATTACGCTAGAGTTAGCGACATTCTTTCGCCCTTCAATGATTTCAGCTCAATAGATCCGGCGGTTTTGGCCAATAAAGCCAGAATCGGGACCGAAGTACACCAAGCCATTGCCGATGATATAAACGATGAATTCCCGATTCCTGGCCCTGGGTGCTTGGGTTATTTCAATAGCTACCTGCGTTGGAAGGGGCAATTAAACCCAAAGTTCCTTCAGTCCGAGCAAAGGTATTTTTGCGACAAGAAGATGATTTCGGGCCAAATAGATTGCCTGGTTGACTTTGGGCTTATTTCCGGGCTTCCGACCCTCATTGACTTCAAGACTTCGGCGCAGGAATCCTTAGAGACCTGGACCATGCAAGCCCACCTATATAATCATCTTCTCGCGGAAAATGGGATAGAGGTCAATCCCACATTCCTTTTCATTAAGCTGAACAAAGAGGGTAAATTGCCCGATGTTTTCTCCTACCATTACAGCCAAAATATTCGAAATAAATGTTATAATGCGATTGATAAATTCTGGGGCTCTCGATAAAAGTGGTTGCCATTTATTGCCACTTTTAATATTCTGGTTGCAGAAACGAAAACGCCCTACCTGGAAGTAGAGCGCCAAACAATGGAGAGCTATGAAGAATTTAGATACAGTTTTGAATATAGCCGAAGTAAAAGGCTTTGTAAACTCCTATCTTTCTTTAGACAAAAGAGTTTACGATCTGCAAGAAGTACTAGCTGACATAGATGCAGAGATGGTCCTTGCTGCTGAGATGATGAAGATCATTAAAATCATAGATTTACAAAGAAAGGAGTAATCATGTACACACTATTCTTTAAAGAATTACCGCTCGATCCTCCTGTAGAGAAGATGGTTTTAAATAGAAATTGTCCCAGTTGCATGGAATCGATGGAATGGAGAAGTATATACAGTGAATTTTACTGTTTACAGTGTGAAGAGAACTACTCCAAGCGCGAATTAGATTATTTAGATTACGAGGTTGGATATGGCTATTGAAATTTCCGCCTTAAGAGATCCCGCTTGGATGCAGAATGTAGTCCAAGGAATGGTTCAGTTCATCAAAGACCTGGTCGTCAATAGCGACACGTCGTACAAGAAGATCACTTCAATCTACGAAGAAGCCAGAGAAATGAAGAACTGCGTCGAAGCCAAAAGAAAAGAGCTTACGGCCCCTTTACGAAAGAAAACGGCCGAGATTAATGATTTGGTCAAAGAGATAACAGATCCCCTTGATCAAGTCATCGATATAGCCAACGCCAAGGCAGCTGGTTATCTTCGGATGCTCGAAGTGATGAAGAAGCAAGAGGATGACAAGTTGAAAGCGGCTGCGGCTTTATTCGATGCTGAAGACGAGATCTATATTGCTCCGATGGAGATTATGCCTAAAGGAGATGGGGCTACAATGGTCGTTCGAGTTGTTCGGAATTTCCGAGTAACTGATATGGCCAAGGTTCCAGCTAAGTATTTGATGGTGGACGAAGCTGCCATTAAAAGAGACCTGAAGCTTGGAGTATCTGAGATTGATGGAATAGAAATCTTCGAAGAAAAAATCACACAACTAAGAACTAGATAACAGGAATTTATTATGTCAAAATTTTTACCTACAGGACACGAATCCTTGAAAATAGAAAAATCATATTGGAAAATGTCAGAAATGAAAGATACGGGAAGTCGCCTTCGTATCGTAATGAAGCCGATCGCTGGTTGGCTAGATTGGAGAGAATCGAAGCCATGCCGCTTTAAACCTGATCAGAAGCCCTCAAAGCCTTATGACGAGTTAAAGCCAATCAAACCCTTTTGGGATTGCTACGTATGGGATTATGCCAGAGAGGGGCTATTCATCTTAGAAATCACTCAAATGAGTGTCATTAAGTCGCTCACCAAATTCGCCACCGACGAGGATTGGGGTGACTTTCTTGAGTATGATCTTAAGATCTCAAAAGAAGGCAATGGAAAGGAAACCCGCTACGTTGTGACCCCTCTGCCTCATAAACCAATGGGCGACAAGATCATCGATGCTCTAAAACGTTCGCCTGTTCGCTTGGAAGCATTATATGAGGGTGGCGATCCTTGGACAGATCTGACCGGATTCGTAGATCATTCGACCGGGGAAGTCCAGACGCTTTCTTTAGTAAAGGAAACCCCTTCAATTGAGAAGCTTGCAAAGATGATCGAGCAAGAGGGATTGCAAACCGATCACCTCGAATCGTATTTGAATGATCTTTCCGAAAAGAAAAAGCAGCCTTTAGATTACATCATCGGGTCTGCTTTGGTTCCTGAACTCTTCCCGAAGTTTAAGAACGCCTATTGGAGAGAACTTACAAAAAGATCCGAGGGGATAACGGCAACCGTTTAATGCCTCATGGCCATTGTTTTTCTATGTTGTTCCGCTAGAACTTCAAAAGGAACATTGGCCATTGAGGAATTTTTGAGAGGCCCCATATCGAACATGTTAAGTTGGTATGGGGTTTCTTTTTTATAAAAGCCCTGGAGTCTTTGCATTTCGGACTTAAGCCACTTGGTCCGGTGAAACCAATCCAGGAAGTTGATCTCGTACTTTTCCAGCATGTAGGTCAAGAAATCCGATTCCTTTTCGCCTAAAAAGCCGTCATTCATGCACCTTTTGATCAGCGTTAGGTAATCTTTATGCTCGAAAGGAACGCACTCGGAATAGTTCTCAAGAGCCTTTATCTTTTTCTTGTGTGTAAAAAATTTCTTAAATTTCTCTTTAAGATCGGAAACTCGGTC